ACAGGTAGGTTGTAATGACACACTAATTTTAGTTGGCAACAATATCTTACTAGTGAGACATTATTGCTATTGCAAATGGAAATGCAAAACTTCTAGTCGGTGAGCTAGTGAATTACAATCTACCACTAACTAAAGAGAGGATGATATGAGTATAACAATAAGAAACGTAAAACTAATAAGAGTAACTACAAAATATAGGAAATGGAGTAAACAAAAAGAAAAGTGGGAAGATTTGAAAAAACCACAGGAAAAAACAGAGGTAATAGGTACTTATAATTTTTATGAGTTAGAAAACTTTTTGAAAACCATGTTTAATCATACAGACCAAGTTATGAGAGAGGGCTATATGGGAGATGAGAAAGTAACTATCAGATGTATTTCTGATTGGGAAGATCAAGTAGATTATTAAGAGGATAAGTAAATGAGTGTAATAATATATAAAAATAATATTCAAGTGAATCATGAACTACCCAAAACATACGAAAGAATAGAATGGCATGATGAATTTGACAATGAACATATTAAAAAATATCCAAACCATAGATTCGGTCTATATGTTGTAAGCAATGATGACAATATAGAGGAACATTGGTTTGATTCTAAGCAAGAAAGAGACAATAAATTAAAAAAGGATAACTAAATGAGAATACAAGTAAACACATGGTCAGAAACTATCTACGAGATACCTGATGAACAACTTGATGATGAATTTACCAAAGAGATAAAGACATATAGCGGTTGTGATGAGGATATAGTCCAACATTTTATTGAACATGGTAAAGAAGTAGATTGTGTAGATAGTGGTTTCATAAACGATGAGCCATATAGAATTGTAAAAGAGGATAAGTAAATGAAGACAAGAGTGAACAAAAAAAATAAGTATTTGATAACACAATTTATATTTAATGAATTTACTAAAATAGTAAAGAAAAAGAAAAAGGGCTTTATATCATTAATTGACAAATGGGATGTTGAAAAAAAAATACAAGACCATTTCAACATTACTGATTATATGAGCCAGAAATTAACACTCGAAGTGTTAGAAATGGGGCAAAAAAGAGGATAAGTGAGTGACTAGAAAGTATACAGAATCTTCGATCAAACATTTTTCGTGGATAAATGAAAATTTATACATCGATGATATAGACAACCGATGTGTTGAACGTGATTTGAAAGAACAGGGGGTTCGGGCAGTCCATAAATTAGTCGATGACCCAGATCCCGCATGGATACCTGACGTGGATAAAAGTAATAATAAAGGTGGCCGCAACTGTAAAGACTATACACGCAAGACTACGATTCCAGAAGATTATAGATAATGAGGTAATGAAATGAGTTATACAAACGATTTTAAGCAGCAACATGAGGACCAGATCAACGAGGAATGGAATTGTTATTGTAATAAAATTAATAAGATCAGGCATGAATATGGCCTAGATTCCAAAGTATTCACTCCAAACGATAAAGAACGATTTGGTATAGCATATATAAAGAGCAGACTAAATTAGTTTCCTCATAAAAGCACAGGGATGTGCGGCTATACCATTCAGACCAGGCCATGAAAACCAGACAATTATAGTCGAATGGTATCTTTCCTGAAAAAAAGCAAAATTTCACACAAAATAGAAAAATCTATTTTTTTTTGTATCATATATTTTTATAACATAAATGATAATTTTACCTTGTCAACATCATATTTATAGATATATAATAAGACAATTAACAAATATTGGATGTTATTATGAATACACAATATATAAAACTAACAAGCGGTAATGGGAAAATGGAAGACATTAACAGTATTAACACTAATACTATGTCAAATGACTACTGCATAAATAAATGCAGTTTTAAAGGCCGTTGTTATAGTCAAAAACAGATAAAAAGATGGAAAAGTAACGGCATAGGATGGCAGCACAATAGCGATAAATTATCTAAGTCTATTATAGATTATGACTTACTGCCTAAATTTTTTAACACTAGGGTCATAAGATTCCATAGTCACGGGGAATTAATTAACAATATTCATTTAATAAACTTCATGAATATATGCAAAAAAAACCCGGATGTAACTTTTACATTATGGACAAAAAGAAATGATCTAATTAAAAATCATTTTAAAGACAATGAAAAACCAGATAATTTAATATTAATTTTTAGTAATTCAAAATTTAATGCACCAATAAAAAAACCGCCATTATATTTTGATAAAACTTTCAACGTAATAACAAAAAATAGCAATATTAGGCCTAATTGTACCGGTAAATGTAAAGATTGCATGATCTGTTACACATTAGGAAATAAACAAAAAGAGATAATTGAGGTTTTAAAATGATATTTATTAAATCAATTTTAGAAATAACAAAAATAATACTAGGTGCTATTTTGTCAGTTATGCTTTTATTTGGCATTTCTATAGTATTAATGCAGCTAGACATATTATTAAACATATAACGAGGTAAAAAAAATGGGTACTATTAGCTTTAATTACAACGTAAAACCTAAACCTTTAGAAGTTTTCAAAGATGATCTGGGTTTAGAAGTTATAGATCATAATATTACTTATGAAAGAGGTGATATTATTAATAATGTAGAATTGGACCGCTATGTAGTTTATGCCGCTTGTAAATACAAGGATGAGATATTAGCATTTATTGGCCTTATTGACTATGACCCGATAAATAGAAAAGTCTATTGTAAAATTATGGATGAGACTGTAGGGCCATTTTACTACGATATGAAAAAATCAGTATTTAATAAACTTACTGATATAAAAACATATCCTCATGCTATAGCTTGGCGGTCACAAGTATCACAAAATTTTAACAAAACGAGGTAAAAACAATGAGAAAAATAATATATAATGACAAACAAATACCGATGCCATTTTCTGATATGGTTATTTATGAACCTGTTACACGTTTGGTCAAAACGCCTAACAGATTTACCGGTGAAGTAGTAAAGATTCCCAACTTTGCTCTAAGTGTTTATGATGTAATCATAGGTGCGGAAGTGATGCAATTATGGGAAAAACAAGCTAAGGGTTTATCTTGGTTTAAAAAATACTTTCCTAATGAATACATGATACTTTTAGATTAATATATAAAAACAAAAAAAGGCCGCATTTAGCGGCCTTCTCTTACCCGGTTATTTAAATATCTATTGTAAACTCAATGACCCGCCATTGATAACTTAGTTTTTCGTTTTCGTTGGCATGGTCACAAAATTTATCCGCTAAAGACTCATCCGTAAATATATGAGCATCATCACAAAAGATATGTTGAGCTGCTACCACGTTCCCGTCTTCGTCTTTAGCAGTAGATATTTTAATAACTGCATATTGTTTAAGAGATTTTTCTTCACCATCTCTAAAGATTTTATTTATATGTAACATTCTGATAATCAATATATACGATGTTAAAATCATTGTCAAATCTTTTTACCGGTCAAATAAAAAAAATAGCTAATATTATCTAATTATTGGCCCGTAAGAAATCGGCCAAAAGTCTTTATATACGGCCTATTGATCTAATAAGCATATACAGTAAGACATATAAGAAGATATATTTATTGTTATTTGTCTTTTTGTGTTGTTTGTATGGTGAAAATGCAACGTGTGATAAACGTACATAGATGTATACTATACCCGCCAATAAAATCTAGATGGCCCCGGAAATATTCGATTGATTGACGGACCGATGAAAAAAAACAGAATAAAATGAACAAGGCACAACCCCCACGCACATTTGTTATAATATATATAGTTCTATTCATATTCTCTTGGGGCAAATAGAGTATATATTTGATACACAACATCTAGTGGTCGTTTTGATATAAAACACAATATGTAGTTGTAATCAGAAAAAAAATCCTTACAATAGGATGTGGATAACTATGTCTACTGAAAACCAAAGAATAGAAGAAATAATATCCACCTTAAAAACTCGGCAGCAGACCAATCGGCTCAACTACTACGAGCCATACCAGTTTCAACAAAGATTTCATCAAAGTGGATCAGAAGCAAACCAAAGGTTGCTGATGGCAGCAAACAGGGTGGGCAAGTCCTATGTAGGGGCTATGGAGATGGCTATCCATCTAACTGGCGAGTACCCAAAATGGTGGAAAGGCAAGAAGTTTAAAGAGCCCATAAAAGCATGGGTTTGTGGTGCGAGTAATGAAACCACAAGAGATATCTGCCAAAAAGAACTATTTGGGCAACCGGACAACCCAAGAGATAAGGGGAAGGGGTCTATTCCTAAGCATCTCATAGGAGAAACGACAAGGAAACCAGGTGTGCCAAATGCACATTCATCGGTGCTTGTAAAACATAGAACAGGTGGGTGGTCTCGTGTTGCCTTCAAAGCATACGAAATGGGTGCTGAAAAATTTATGGGGGAGAGTATGATCTTATATGGCTCGATGAAGAACCACCACAAGACATCTACTCTCAATGTATAACCAGAACACTTGACAAAAAAGGTCAGGTATACATGACATTTACCCCAGAATCAGGCATGACAGAGGTCGTGCAGAACTTTACATCGAATTTACAAGCCAAACAGGCATTGATTACAGCAGGTTGGGAAGATGCAGAACACCTAACCGATGACATGAAAGAGCAGATTTTACAAGCCCTGCCACCTCACGAGAGAGATATGAGGTCAAAGGGCATACCAATGATCGGAAGTGGGCTCGTATTTCCGATTGATGAGGACAGTTTGACCTGTGAGCCATTTATCATACCCTCTCATTACCCCCGGATTGCAGGTCTCGATTTTGGATATGACCACCCTACAGCAGTAGTATGGGTGGCATGGGATAGAGACAAAGATATTGTATACATCTACGATACCTACAAAATGTCGAAACAAACACCTGATTATCATGCAGGACACATAAATGACAGGAATGGCAGTCATTATATACCTGTTGTATGGCCGCATGATGGATATCAACACGATAAGGGGTCAGGAGTAACATTAGCAGAACAATATCGTGATGCTCATGTCAATATGTTGCCATTTCACTTCGAGAATCCACCTGCACTAGGTGAGAAGAAAGGCGGCAACTCAGTAGAAGCAGGGATCATGGATATGCTGTCTCGTATGGAGCAGGGCAGATTTAAAGTATTCAACACCTGTTATGACTGGTTTGAGGAATACAGGTTATATCATCGTAAAGATGGCAAAATCGTAAAAATTAAGGATGACATCATGTCTGCTACACGATATGCAGTTATGAGTCTAAGACACAGTACAACAGAGACATCTAAGTGGAATAGTAAAGGTAGACTAGGACCAGATGTCGCAATCGTTTAGGAGACAAAATGTTAAAATTTAAAAATAGAAAAACAGCAGGTAGCAAATTTCATGGGTTTGGTAAGAAGAAACCAAAACAAATGACCAAAATTAAAAGAAAACCTGGTAGAAACGAAGTCAATCCCGGAACAAGAAAAAGAGGATTCAGACTTAAATAATGGCTAATCTAATAGCATCCCCTGCACAAATGGCACTCAAACTACTAGAAGTAGA